ATTTCAGCTACCGGTTTGTTAAGGAAATGAAACGGCAGGGTTCTGAAATCCAAAAACAAGCTGAAGCTGAAAAAGAAGAGTTACGTGCCACTATTAAATTACGGGATGAGCAACTCGCATTAGCTGAAGAGCATATTGATGCGCTTGTATTCGGTACTCCTGAAGAAGATCCAAACGCACCCTATGCTGAAGTTAATAAAGAATTGGAAGAAATGCGTCATGAAAGAAAACGTGTTTCATCTATTATCCCCGAAGACGAGCTTGCCCCAACTGATGAAGAAGATTACCATACCGGCTCCCAACAAACAGCCGAAGAAGTTGAACATCATAATGTTTGGAAGGAAAACGAATACTTCAACTCAGGGGAAGCCAACATCCCATATTTCGTAATCGAATCAGCAAAAGACTTAAAAGGAAATGAGGGCCAAAGTATGCGCCATGATACTGACCCAAATAGCGTAGAAGCATGGAACCAATACAAGGCAGTGATGATCAGCGAATTGTATGATGACACTCCTGTTGCACAAGCCGTATCTGAACGCTATGGTATGGGTCTCTTACTAAGTAAAACAAATATTGTATCTATTATTGATGTGTTCTCTGAGCTGCTAGAAGTTAACGACACGAAGATCGTACAACCTTACAATGCGTTTGACAACAACGTATGGGAAGATGTATACGAACGCCGTATTGATTTCTTTGGTCCAGACACATATTACTCATCTCTACAATTCCCTGTAACGTTCGGTGAAATCTTGTATGAGTATGCTACTAAGTTTGTAGAAGACACTGAAGATGGAGCATTGCTACCAATGGTTGCATATATGCTTTATGAGTCAGGTCTACTCGAAGCAGAGACAATCGAACAACGTCTTCTTATCATCAACAAGATCCTTGAACACCGTAACGTTCGAGAAATCGGTAATGGTATGAAGAAACTAAGTATGTTCGGTCGTGTTGTAGATAAACTCTCTCCAGAAGATACCGGCCATGATATTCGACTCTATACTGAATATAATGAATTTATCGGTCGTGCAAGTAGCTTTGAAGAAGAATACATGGCACAATTTGGAGATGAGGATGAGTGATATGGGAAACGAAAGAATATTAGTGAAGTACTCGTTTGATGGTATTAACTTTAGTTCTGACTTTATCCCAGCGGATAACCTCAAATCATTTAAAGATGCGTTTATGAACAATGCGATCTTTATTATTAAAAGTAATACCTCAGACCCTATCGGTGAATCACCATTTCTGGGTAGACCATGTAATGAAAAAATTATTGATATGAGTAAGGTTGTTGTTATAGGATTTTAAAGGAGCATATTTATGACAGATAGAAAGCCCGATTTCTTTAATATTACTGTTGAAGAATTAACGGGGCCTAATCGGAAAGCCGATGCTGTCGTTTCTGCAGACTTTACTTATCTAGACAATCAAGGTGGCGACGTACAAGATATTGTTGTAAAAGGTGGAGCGTTCTACGCAATGTGGGACGGTGAAAAATGGTCGATGGAAAAGAACGATGTTGTTCGTGTTGTCGATCATGAGATTAGAAAGAAATACGCTGAACTAAAAGCTAATGGGTATGAGCGAGTCTCCCTTAAGTTTATGCAAAATGCTGGCTCTGGGCTTATGCGAAACTTCGTTAAATATTGTGAAGATGCACCGGAGTCATTGCAGGTATTCAACTCTAAAATCGTATTTAGTAACTATAAGGTATCAAGAGAGGACTATTCAACATTCCAATTACCTTATACTCCAACACAACAACCTACGCCTGCCTTTGATGAAATGACCTCTGTACTATATGCACCAGACCAATTAGATAAGATCCTATGGTGTCTAGGTGCTTTATTCACAGGGGAAATCATCAATATCGATAAATTCTTATTTCTATACGGCCCTGCAGGAACCGGTAAAGGTACTATTATTAGAATAATTGAGATGTTATTCGGGCAGTATATTGGTGGTATTGATCTTAAGCAACTTACTAGTGGCTCTGAGTATGCAACAGGTACTCTACAAGAGTTACCCTTATTGATTGACTCGGATACTGATTTGAGTCGTATTAAGAATGATACTCCGTTGTTGAAAGTAACATCTCATGAAGAAGTATTTGTACGTAAACTTTATCAAAGACCATATCCTGTAACATTTAAAGGTCTTATTATCACTGCATCAAACCAACGTGCTCAGTTTCGTGACTCAGACTCAGGTATCGTACGGCGGTTATTAAAAGCAGTTCCTACAGGTCATCTTATTGCAGGCCCTCGATATAAGGAGCTAATGAACGGTATTCAATATGAGTTAGCGGGTATTGCACAAAAGGCGATTGATACATTCTCTCGTCTCGGTGCATTCTACTATGCTAACGATGTTGATATCGAAATGCTTGAGTACGGTGACTCTATATTTGAGTTTGTTCGTGAAAACGTACTCCTAATGCAGAATAATCCAACTCTCTCTGAAGTTGAGCTTATTTATAAAGGTATGCTAGAAGAAAGAGGTTGGGAGACTAATGGTTACAAGAACAGGTTGCGATTGGGTTTGCAACGTTTCTTTGAGACCTACACCAAAGATACCAAAGATGAAGAAGGTAATCGTAAGAAACATTGGTATCGAGGTTTCAAATACGAAGAAGCTTTTCCTGAAACTAAAAAGAAACAGGAAGGCTCAGATACAAAACCTAAGATTGATTTAACTATGGGTCGAGTTACATCTAGGTTTGATATGGAGGGTCGTGACTGGCCTGCGCAATATACTAACGATGTAGGCAACCCGTTGAAGAAATGGGAAAACGTCACGACAACCCTCAAAGATATCGACCCAACTAAATTACACTTTGTCCGTGTTCCAACTGAATTGATTGTTATCGACTTTGATGCTAAGAATGAGAAAGGCGAAAAAGACCTCGCTAAGAACTTAGAACTAGCATCACAATATCCTCCTACATATACTGAGGTTTCTAAATCAGGTGGTGGTGTTCACTTACATTATTGGTATGATGGTGACCCAACTCGATTGAATAATCGCATATCTGATGATGTTGAAATTAAGGTATATAATGGTGGGTCATCGTTACGACGGAAACTTATTTCTGCAAACGATCTCCCTGTAGCGCATATTTCAAGTGGGCTACCTTTAAAGGAGGAGAAGAAAACAATGTATAAGGACGTGGAACATATTATTTGGACAGAACAAAAGCTCAGGAATTTCATTGAAGCTTGTATGCGTAAAGAACACCACGGCGCTACTGCTCCTGAGGTCAGCTTTATTAAAGATAAGTTAGACGAAGCGTATGAAACGGGTGTAACATATGACCTACGACATATGCAAAATGATGTTCTTAAATTCGCACTTAGCTCAACCAACCAAGCGCAACAGTGTATGAAGATGGTTGCTCAGATGAAATTCTCTAATGTGCCTGAGAACGAAACCGATTCAATCTCAGAGTCGCTTATCTTACCTGATGAGGAAATCACATTCTTCGACTCAGAAGTCTTCTGTAATCTATATATGATTGGTTGGAAGAAATACGGTCTTGAGGTACCAGAGGCTGTATACCGAGGATTAGAGGATTGTACAAGTCTTAGTGTGATTGAAACCGTTCTCATTAACGAATGGTGGAGTCAACACAAAGACGAGATTGGTATTGAAATCAATCCTACGCCACAACGCACACGAGAGTTATTTGACAACCATAATTTGGTAGGTTTCAACAACCTTAATTACGATAACCATATTGCTTATGGTCGTATGCAAGGTGATGACGAGATGGACTGCTATAAGCGCTCTCAAGGCATCATTGAGAAAGGCGATAAACGAGCTAAGATCTGGGCGGCTAATGAAATCTCATATGCGGATATTTACGAGTTCCTAGATACCAAGATGTCATTGAAGAAATGGCAAATCAAGTTAGGTCTACGTCATGACGAGTTCGAATACGATTGGACTAAACCGCTTCCTGAGCATGCATGGGGTCGTTGTGCGGCATATATGCTTAACGACGTAACCTCAGAGGAAGAGTTGTTCAAATCCAAAGACGGTCAAGACGCATGGAACGCTCGTAAGATCCTTGCTGAAATTAACGGTCTATCACCTAACGTTAAGACTCAGACACAAGCTGAGAAATTCTTATTTGGTGATGACCCAAATCCACAAGAGAAATTTAACTGGTATGACCTAGCTGAAGAATTCCCTGGATACGCATTCGATAAATTCAAGAAGAAATCTGAATTCATGGGAGAGGATCCATCTGAAGGTGGTTATGTATATGCCGAGCCTGGTATATATGAGAATGTTATCGTATTGGATATCGCCTCAATGCACCCACATAGCTTGATTGCTATGAATTACTTTGGCCCATACACGCCTAAATTTGCAGCCTTGGTTGAATGTCGTATGGCTATCAAACACGGTAATATTGAAGAAGCGTCTCATGCCTTTGATGATGTAGATCCTGAACTATCAGACAAACTTCGTCCATATTTGGAAGGTGGGTCTATTAAAGGTCTTGCACATGCGCTTAAGATTATTATCAATATTGTGTATGGTATGACATCCGCGCCTTGGCCTAACAAATTCAAAGACCCTCGTAACATCGACAACTGTATCGCCAAACGTGGTGCATTATTCATGTTGATGCTCAAACACGAGGTTCAGGCTAAAGGTTACCGGGTAGCTCATATTAAGACCGACTCCATCAAGATTGTCAATGGCGATAAAGCTATCATCGATTACTGTATGAAGCGTGCTAATGACTTCGGTTACACTTTCGAACACGAACACACATATTCTCGTATGGCCTTGCTCAACCGCGCTACCGTTATTGCTGAAATCGGTTGGCCGGAAGATGAGAGAGGTAAATGGGAAGCTATTGGTGCACAGTTCGGTAAGAAGACTAACCCTTATGTCTACAAGACTCTCCTAAGTAAGGAAGAGGTACACGAGGAAGACTTCTTCACAACTAAGGAAGTTAAGACCGCTATTTATCTTGATGACCAGTATATCGGTAAGAACGCTCAGATCTATGCTTCTGTGACAGGTCGTGAAATCTCTCGTACTCAACCAAGTAATGTTGCGCAAATGGTTCAATCGCGATGGATCAAGCCTAAATATTTACTTCAACGTGAGTCACAAGGATTGACGCCTGCTCAATTAGAAGAGGCTAAGAAACGTAAGATTGCCGCTGAACTTGGTCTTGATTATAACGAAGTTGATTATATTATTTCAAACGGCTTCCCAGATACCATTGTCGACAAACGTGTTGCTGTAACAGGAACAACCGGGTATCGTTGGGAACTGGCAAGTAATTATAAAGGCTTCGATGATATTGATATGACATATTATCACCAGCTTGTGCATGAGGCTGTCAATGACGTGTTCTCTGTTGGTGATGGTAACATTATCTTTAAAGGAACTAAATACGAAAGAGAGTAGCTATGTTTAAGAAACTTAGAAAACTGTTCTCTAAAAAGCATGAACTCGACAATGTTGAACCGGTTATTGCCGGGTTTATTGCTACTCTTAAAGGGTCTGATGATTTGGGTGATGCGGTTCCTACTCAAATCTTCATCATTCCCGCAAAGGAAGAAGAGAACATCTATAATATCATTAAGACAGAAGAGTATAATACTCTTATGCTATATGACAACAACCGTATTCAATTCAAACCACCAACTACTTCATCGCTACTACTAACGCCGTTTTATTCTGTAGAAGAATTAAATAACGCGTTAAAGATTATGCGGGATCAAGGAGTTAGAAACGTAGTAGGATGGCCAATACCATTAGATTATTAGAGGTGAGCCTATGCTATATTTAATAGACTCTAATATTTCTACTTCCTCTCGTCAGTTAGAGCGAATCATAAGAACCTTGGATAAATACGGAGCCGAATACACTTTGGTGTCTACTTACAAGTTTAGCGGTAAATGGGAAAAACATTATTCTCCCACTTTAGATAAGGAAATCGTAAAAGGTATTTTTAGCTTTTATAACTATGACCTTAGCAAAGTAGCAAAGTCACCAAACTCATCAACAGTAAAAGCAATGAGTAAACGGTATCCGCAAGCAGTAAGGGAATACAGATCGGTGACTTTTCAAGATAAAAAACTAAGCGAAATGGTCGATTGGTTCTCTAACCATCCATATTTCTTTAACGTGGGTATTATGTATGAAACGCGAAACGGTATGTGTACTGCAAACTTAAGGAATGATGAGTTTCGCACTTTCTTACCTCGTAAAAAAAAAGACGCTATTCGATACGCTGCTATTAATGTTGCTTTTGGCGAATTAGGCGTTGCTGATGAGTTAGATAATGATAAACCAAAAAGTTCCGGTTTTAGACATCGCAAAGGTGGCTATAAGTGGAAGTAAAATTTTTACATATCACTATATAGAAAGAAAAAGGAGGTTCAGGAAATGAACAAAACGTTAAACACTATTGCTATAGGAGCAATCACATTGTATATGGCAGTTATCGCAACTGATGTATATGAAGGTTCTACTCTACAAGATAAAGTTCATAACGGTGTTAAGAAGCTGAAAGAAGCTTTTTCTAATAAAGATTAGGAGTTGGGTATTTTACTCAGCTCTTTTTTGTTTCTTTTATGTGAGGAGGTTGTAATATGAAGCATACAAAAGAGATAGAAATGGTAGAGGTATCTTTATGAGAATTACGACTGTTGAACATTTTCAATACAAAGGTTACCAATGTAAAATCAAAAGCATTGATTCCGCTGAAGAATATTTTATGATTCGTGACCTTAAGTTAAAAGATGTATCTAATCGCAGAGAATGGTTATGTGGGTACGTTGAATTACCTAGAGGTCATAAATACTACGGTTGCAAAGATAGTGACTTTGAGTTTTTGGACCTTGTTGCGCATGGCAAAATCACATTTGCTGGTTTTGACGATGATTGCAAATTCTATATCGGTATTGACTGTAACCATTCCGGTGATGATGACAGTATCAATAATATCGAATTCGTTAAAGGAAACCTTAAAGAAATTATTGACGAACTTAACATTATGATTACTATGAAGGAAGGGGTTAAAGATGAAACGCGGAAAGAACAATAAAGCACATTTGGCAGCTAGCCTACTTCGAAAGATCGTGGTTGCAGAAACTACTATTGTTAATACGCTACCGCAACCAATTAGAGCTGCAGGAAAAACCACACCTGGGGTTAGGAACTTGATTGTACTAAATGCTATGCGGACATATGTCCTGAAGACTAAAACTAAGAACTTGGATCCTAAGATCCTCAAAGGATTTTCAAATATTGTTAAACTTATCATGGGTAATTATTCATACGGACGAAACGTATATCATGAAGAGCCATCAATCAAAAACGCGCTTATTCCAGAAGAACACAAGGAGACAATTAAGAATGACCAAACTAACAGCACAACGAATGCATGATGCGCACAAGGAACTCCAAGAAATCTTCATTAAGAAGAATACCGACTATGGTAACTCCTTTGAAGAGTCTCTTGAAAAACACGGCTTAATCGCGGCTATTGTCCGAATGGAAGATAAGATGTCCCGTTTAAGTACCTTATCTAAACAAAAAGCGCTGGTATCAGATGAGTCTATCATCGACACCCTCAAGGACCTTTCTAACTACGCTCTTATGTCTGCTGTATGGTTAGAACAGAAGGAAAAAGTTAAATCTGTTCCAAAGAAGGAACCTAATAACATAATCCCTAATGACTACCCATTCGCATCACCTGTCTCAAAACCATACCCTGCTACATTTGGTGTTGATGACAATGGTCGTCCAATCGTGGTAGATAACCATGGAACCGATTGATTTCAATTACAAGAATGGCTTAGATCTCTTACGTATAATACAATCACCTAAAAAGACAGGCCGTCCACGAAAGTTTGTGAATGATGATGACATTATATTATATAAAGAAGCAGGCTGGTCTAATCGTACTATTGCAGTTAGTATGGGCGTTTCTAAAGATACAATAAACAGAAGAGTTCGCAAGTTAGTAGAGGATGGCCTTATTGATCCTAATCGTTATGATTATAACTTTGATAATCCTAGCCCTAATGATCAGCCTCGACGTAAAAACAAAGAGAGTTGGGAACTTTGGCACGGTCCTGGCGTCTAATTTTTACATCTCAGCAAAACTAATCGAGTGAGGATACATTCCTCCTCTTTTTTAATAAAGGAGCAAATAAAATGAAGCTATTCGTAACTGAAACAGAGCTTGATACAGGAGATCTTTGCCTTAAATCCATGCATGGTAGGGCTGGTGTTACAGCTATGTTAAAGCATGATTACAATATTGCTAAGGGTATTCTTAAGACCTTATGTGTTATGGAAGGGAAAGAAGTTCCTAATTCAACAGCCTTAATCGACCTTATCGATAACCTATGCGTCAAGATCCTAGGTACTAATATTTATTACATTTATGCAACCCATCCTACGATTGAGAATGTAATTTATACCAAACACACAGGTGCTAACTTACACGGTCATATGATGGAAGCAGACTCGGCTATCATGCAGGTATTCCGTCAGTCAAATGGTGTATGCTGGTATATCACAGACCAACCGTTTGAGTCGAATATTCTAACGCCTTTTACCATCTACAACAAAGGTAACGGGTATTTCGAATACTTTGGTAAAGATGCGCCGATTGGCTCTGAATACTATATCCCTGAATTTAAGGAGTGGTCTGATGGACGAAATTAAGTTAATCACATTTTGCACTATTTACTCACGGTCAAAGAAGAACCTGGTTAATCTCTATAAGAAGATGCAGGAGCACGCCAAGACTTATGGTTATCTAACTGTAAAAGACTATGTTCGCATCTGGCAAAAGGTACCAGAAGGAAAAGAAGCTCTAACAACTCAATCTCCATCAGATGAATGGGGTGTTACAGTTCATGACTTCCCTGCTAAGATCAGTATTAAGAAGCACCCTATTAACGGCTATTATCTTCACATGCCCTCAACATATCTATTGTAGGTGGTAACATGGGTAAGGGCGTATATAAAGAACTAAAAGATCGCTTTGATGAGATGAGTTATGTTCATACTAAAAACGGAACTGTTGACGGTATGATCTTATGGTTCTATCATATTAAAGATCCTAAGCTGTTTAAACGCAAATTCCAGGACTATCGATTGTGGTTGGTCTATGTGGAAGGCTTCTGGTATAAGATGGTCTTTGAAGAGTATCTTGATCTACCAGGACAGCTAGGGTTGCGATTTAAGATCATATGGTAGTCTAATTTTTACATACTACTATATAGAAAGAAAAAGGAGGATTCCAAAATGGAAAACGAAAAACGATTTGATTATGACGGATGGTTTAAAGGACTACCCGGAGACGAAACAGCATATGGACTGTTCTTTGACAAAGAGGACAACTACGCCGCATGCATTAAACCAATGGACAAAGACGAAGCTATTGAGCTTTGGGAAGCTACTACACAAGAGCAGACTGAAGAATTCAAAGAAGAGTCTTCTAAAGTTGGTAAATACATTGGGATTGGTTGTGGTCTATTCATTGGACACAAATTGCTAAAACACTCAGGAGTCTATGACAAAGCCAGAAGTTGGGCATCGAAGAAATTCGGTAAAAAAGAAGAAGACGGAATTATTATTTCTGAAGAATAGGAGTTTGGGTATTTTTACCCAGCTCTTATTTTTTTTTAAGGAGGTATCTAATGAGTTCGGCACATATAGAAATTCCGGTTAGGGAGATCGATTTTCATATCAAGTCTACAGAGCAAACTTTCACTTTACAATATCTGATTATAGGACCGTATAGTGAAGACCAGCTTTACGCAGATAATCAACCATATCTCTCTATATCAACGCTATCGATACTAATTTCCAAAAAGCAAATTAACGAAATCGATTGGGATGCTATTATGAATGCTATAAAGAAAAACGATGCTTTTATGGAATTGATTACGCCTAACGAACTTAATAATATTATAGTATTTCCTAAAACAGTATACTTTAATAAGTATTTAGATGTCTTTGAGTTTTGTGTAACATTCGGAAAGGGAGAACAACAAAATGACTGAACAAATTACCAACACTGAAGGTCGCGTATTTAAACAAGCATGGGGTCCGCGTTCATATACTAAGTCATTATGGGACAGTATCGCCAAGTACATGAACCGACGTGGTATTATCTACGACCAATGCCGTGAGTTCTCGCAGCATTCTCAAGTAACTCGTATTGAGTATAGCCGAGCATACAAGTACCATGAGACAATGGCTCGTCAGCGGATTAACGAAATCCGTAAGGCAAACGGTCTTCGGACTATCCCGTTGAAATCTAACGAATGGTACCACGAAGATATTGTATTAGAAGGATTGGAGGATTACAAGTATGCAAAAGTTGGGTAATACTATTTACGCGTTCTTCATTATTGTTGTGACTAGTGCTATAGTTGCGCCCATTGTTATCGGGCTATATATCTTATCTGAGAAGTATGAGTCTGTTACTGTCTTTGCTGGTATAATCGCCGGGCTTATATGCTATGCTTATATCAAAGTCTTATTCGATGTTTTACGTGAAATATTTCGAGATGATGAAGAAGATAAAAAAGATAAGCCGACCATTGTATACCACCATAGCTTTGATGAACCTAGACCTGTATATTACCACAACTTCGAAGACCCCGGACAAGCTTGTCAATGGACCCCTTGGGATAAAGGCAAGGTATATCATAAGTTAAAAGAATCCAGCGATGGCTATATCTATAATCTGGAAAATCGTTTTGTTAAAGTCTTAGAGCGAACAGGTATAGACCAAGTCCATACGGACATGCGTCATAAGTTATCACTCATGTTTTCTTATCTTAATTCTGTCGTAGGTGAGAAGTATAATATGACAGATGTCGATTTCTTTAAAGCCTGGACACTTGGTAGAATTGCGGTACTTATAAGCTTACCTGTTAAAGATGGTCCACAACAATACGCTTATAACTTTGACTACGAGGCTTTTGTTACGTCAGAAGATGGCGAAGATACACGCTTTGTTATTATTGTTGATGAGGACGGTAGTTTATCCTACACTGCTGGACTGAAAGAAGAATTAATTAATATTTATGATTTACGGAGGAACCTAAATTGGTAGAAATAAAATTATCACCACTTAACAAACCTAAGATTACAGAAGTAAGTCCGGCGATCAAGGATATTCTAGAACCTGCTTTCGATATTCTTATGATGGATCCTGTAAACGATGAGGAATACATTGCTGATTTACATAAGATCATTTATGAAATTGAGAAAGGTGCTTATTATCGCTTTACACCAACCGACCTTTGGGAGTTATTCCAAATGGATTGCGTGTTTATTGCTACACGAAAATCTTGGTTGAATCAGATGCCTAAGAACATTATCACAATTCAACGTATCGCTGCTAACTTGGATAAGCCCATCATTGACGTGTTTATTCACGAAGAAGATGGTAAATACAAGTTTGATGTACGTATCATCAAACCAACAGATAACACAGGCAAAAACAAATGGTTCTAACATTAGATGGAGGGGACAGATTTGAGCGATAAAGCAACAAAACATGCAATATTTATTATAGCATTTACTATGTGTACTGTATTCTTTTGGGGTTTGATTAGTGTGTTGGTTCTGCTGTATATGTGGAACCCACACTTCCTACCTTTAATAAAAGGCGGATTGATTGTATATCTTTTTACTGTATGGGCTACATCGGTTTATAAGTTATGGATCGGTAGTTATAAAGGACGCGAGTTTATTAAAGGAGATCGGCATGAACCATAATGATGATATCATTACAGTTAATTTTAGTCAAGCAGGATCGCATAATAACGATCTAATGTATTATGTTACATAACTTAAGCAAAGTGGTATTATTATCGACCTTATTAGTGAAAACTATGTAGAACCATCTAGTTGGAATTCGCTTGTCGTGTTCACCATGAACCCGGATGATCTATACAAAATCCCAGACATCGTAGACCATCAGCTTATCATAGATGTTATCACGGATGATGACGATAAATTCACTACAAAAGAAATCGCCGTAATAGTTTACAACAACTACATTGAGTAATTTATATTAAAAGGAGTAACAAAATGAGACCAGTATCAACTAAGAAAATGATCAAAACATACGAACTTATCTCTAATGATATTGTAAAACGTGGGTTCACAGTTAAAGACTTCATGTGGGCAGTCGACTTCGCTAAGTATCTTGGCGTCCTAAATGTTGATGAGGGTATACCTAAGGCTACTTTCTTTGTTCCGTATTTCTTCATCGAACTTTGGAAAGCTACTGATATAGAAACTTTCATCAACTCACCATACCAACTTTACATGCTTTGGTCTTACGACAAAGTATTACTGTTGGACATGGATAAATACGAAATTAACAGCCGTCCTGTAATGCAAAGAGCTGCTGACCTTAGCGAACGTATCAAATCTCGTAGAGGTCGTCTGGACTACCAAATTGTGTTCTTCCTAACTTCCGATAACGTATATTGGTATAAACCATATGATTTGGATAATACTCGTGATGGTGTTTTACATCTATTTAATCGTTATACCAAAGCGATTGAAAACGATACCCGACTTTGTAAAAAAGAATACGATAACGAAACTAAGAAGATGCATAACTTCATTATCACCGGTATTCCTATTAGTTACCTTAAGCCTAAATGGTCATGGTTACGCAGAGCCTTGGAACACACTAAGGATAAAACACTCATGAAAAACCATGCCAGCGTTCAAGGAAAAATTCAAGAACTATTCTGCTTGCTACGTATGGCCTATCGTGGTAATATGTACAGCCGGACATATACCTTATTCAATGCATGGCGTGACGGTCGGGTAGTAGTTCTCAACCTATTGGATAATGGTCAAATCCCTGCTGATGAAGGAAAGTATATCCAAACGTTACGCAGTGATGAATTCATTGATGTCTTCACTATTGACAAAGAAGGTTGTATCTTCTACAAAGGTGCATTTCTTGGTAAAGATCTTAAAAAGCAAGTTATTAGAAAAGAAGAGTACACTCCGTTCTTATCTCTAGATAGAGAAGAGCATAATATTCTAACAGGTATATCTTGGGAAGTATCAGAAGCATTCGCTAAGACTTTTGCGGAATTAACTCTATCAGTAACTAAGCCAACTAAACCAACCATCGAAGTTGAATATCTTCGCTTATGCAAACACAATACTAAAAAGTTGGTGTGTAGATTATTTGAATTGACAAATTCAGACTACAAACATCTTCTATCCATCTTTGAGTTACCAGGTTCATTATTAAAATGCGATAACATCAACGCTGATCCGGACATGCAAACTACACTAAAAGTAGAAGGTTGCGCTCGCTCTCAGTTCACACCTATTGATGTATATACACTATATTCATTCTTACGTTCTTACTCTATTGGTAATGAACGCATTCGTCCTGAAAAGATCAACGATTTGCTCAAAACCATGAAATCTGAAGGCAAGCTTAAGGACTCACGAAAGGGTTAACGTTAATTTTATACTATAATATTGCTATAATAAATCTGTAACTTATTACAAAGCTCTTAATAGAGGGAGTGAGATGGAGAGTTTTATACTCATATATTATAGGTAAAATATTGGTGGTAATTCTCTACTATTATATACCATTCTCTCTATCGCTTAACTACTTTATTTGCTAGAAAAGGAGAATATATCATGGCAAATTCACAACAAGTAACATTGGAAAACGTACGTATTATCTTCCCTAACTTCGGAGGACGTATTTCAGATCATAATAAGATCGGTTCTCGCGAATTTAGTGTCCAACTTGATCCTGAACTTGGCGAAGAATTAGCTCGTCAAGGTTGGAATGTTAAATTCCCAAGTGAAGATAAACCAAATGGTAACGTATTCCTGCCTATCACATTGTCTAATGGCCCTACAGTTCAACCATGGATTAAAATTGTCTTGGTTAACAACGGTCAAGGTACTATTGTACAGCCAGATGACGTTGAGCAACTCGCTATGCTTGACAATGTAGCTCCAGGTGCTCGTGCTAACATTATCCTTAATCCATACAACTGGACTGTTGGCGCTAACTCTGGAATTAAGGCATACACTAAGAAGTTGTATATCTACTTAGATGATATCGATGAAAGTCTTGCACCACATATGGAAGACTTCGAACGTGATATTAACTACTTATAATAATGATTCCCAAAAAACTTGGGAAGATAACCTTGAAGCCCGAGCAGTATGAAGCTTGCTCTAAACTCAAATCCGGCTCTATATTAATGGGAGGTGTTGGTTCAGGTAAGACATATACGTCTATATTCTGGGCCGCCTCCCAATACGGAGTCGATTTTTTTACGGAAGAAAGACCTTTGATCGTCATCACTACTGCTATGAAGCGGGACTTGATTGAGAAAGGTGCTGAAAAACCCGACTGGCAACAATCTCTGGAAAATTGTGGGATATATAATTATATAGTAGACTCATGGCAAAACATTGAGAAGTACTATAATATATCTAACAGCGTTTTTATTTTTGACGAGCAGAGGGTTGTCGGTTATGGGAAATGGGGTAAGTGCTTCATTAAAACCTGCTGGAACGATAATAAATGGATCTTACTCTCAGCCACACCCGGTGATGTATGGATGGACTATATGCCTGTCTTCATCGCCAATAGATTCTACCGTAATAAGACTGAGTTCGTTTCTCGTCATGTTGTATGGGATCCATATGTTAAATTCCCTAAGGTGAAGAAGTATATCGGAACAGCGGTTCTTGAGAAATACAGGAACCAAATCATAGTGCCTATGGGTGATAGTCGCCAGACAACTCGTCATAGAGATTATGTATATGCCGAATTCGACTCGAAAGCCTTGCTGGATTTGGCCAACACAAGATGGAACCCTTTTACAGACGAGCCTATATTGAATATTGCTGAGTATACCCAGCTCGTTCGACGTATCGTGAACACAGATCCTGATAGAATTCGTATAGCCGAACACCTAATTAAGACACATAAACGGCTTATCGTCTTCTATAATTTCAACTATGAGTTGGAAATCCTCAAGGATATCTGTGAACGCAACAACCTACTATACAAAGAATGGAACGGCCTCAAGCATGAGCATATCCCATCTACTGATGAATGGATATATCTTGTGCAATACACGGCCGGAGCTGAGGGATGGAACTGTACTACTACGGATTCTATCCTATTTTACTCAGTTAATTATTCATTTAGAAAAATGGAGCAGGCAGAAGGTCGGATAGATCGGACTAATACCCCGTACAGAGACTTACACTATACCTATATCACCTCTCTTTCTAAAGTTGATAAAGATATTCTTAAGGCTGTACGAGATAAGAAACGGTTTACAGAGGCCGCTTGGGCTAAGAAACAAGGTTTTGTTCCTATTGATATGCAAATTGAAAAGCTTGAGGAGGACTGGCTATATGGCGTCGAGATTGGAAGCTGACTTCCAAAAGATGGTCGTTAAAAGGCTCAGAGAGGCCTATAGAGGGCTTCTGCTGGTCGCTAAGACAGACCCTGGGTCAATACAAGGGATGCCTGATTTAATCGTTCTATGCGGCTCTCAGTACGCTTTACTGGAGGTTAAACGCTCAGCTACGGCTAAGAAACGTCCGAATCAAGGTTATTATATCGAGAAATTCGGCAAGGATACTTTTACTGCATTCATTTATCCTGAAAATGAGCATGAGGTTATCTGGTATATGCTTGAATTCTTCGGTTTAGACCCAAATCTATATTTTCAGGTTGGTGGAAAATAGATAGTTTATATATCTCCGCATAGTCGGATGATTCTTTCTTCTATTATATATGTTAAAGGAGCTATATAATGGTTATTATCGAACTTAAACATTATTTCACAGGTGGTACGATGACTGAACTATATTCAGGACCATATCCTGCAGGTGAAGTTATGACATTCTACACAATCGCAGAAGCAAGGCAGGAGCTCTTTTCTAAGGGTTATTCTCAACTTAGCCTATCTAACTATGATGCGGTTGGGATTGGGGATAAGGCTAACGTGTATCATTATATTGATAGCGTTTTTAAACCACGGACCTTCGATTTATCTTTGGGTATACTAAAAGAGACGGTTGCTATTATTAGAAACTTAAAAATCGGAGGACGTTAATCAATGGAATGGATACCACACTGGAACTTAATAGGTAAACACGCATTTTTATCCCCATCAGGTTACTCTTGGTTGGGGTATGACTCAGATAAGATGGCTAAATCCTATGAGAACAAGCAAAATGTTGCTCGAGGTACTGCTTTACATGAGATGGCGTCCCAACTTATCAAGTCAAGAACGGAACTTGCCCCTAAAAAGAAGGCTTTAAACCTGTTTGTTAACGATTGCATACGTGATGGTATGTCATCTGAGATCCTATTGTACTACTCAGACAACTGTTTTGGCACTGCTGACGGTATAAGATGGGATGCAGATAACAAAGAATTGCGTATTTACGATCTAAAAACAGGTGTTTCCAAGCCTTCATTCAAACAATTAGACATTTATGCTGCTCTATTTTGCCTCGAATATGGTGTAAATCCTAAGAAAATTACCATTATTCAGCGTCTATATCAAGGAAACGGCTTCACTGAACAGGTTACGATCAATGATAAAGCCCGAATTGAGGACGAAAATGATGGAAATATCAGTTGGATTATGTCCCATATTAAGCAAATGAGCAAGGTTATTGATGAAAAAGAGGCTGAAATCAGACCATTTAAGTTCTGGTAAGGCACAAAATCATGATTAAAGTGGATCAAAAGGTGGATCAAAACCCTGATTTTTCCCCGATTTTCCCCGAAAAAAAGTAGGGGATTGACGTAAAAACTAGGGGATTTTGCCCATTTTCCCCACTTTTCCCCTGATTTATACCACTTTTGATCCACCTTTTGATCCACTTTTTTAGGCCATTTTTTGCTATAATGTATGAGGAAATTTTGACCTATTTTTGCATATTTTTGAGAGGTTTCTATGCATGAAAAAAGTGGATCAAAAGGTGGATCAAAAGTCCCAGAATTTTGGGGATTTTGATCTTTTCCCCAGGTTTTCCCCGAGTTTTTCTATTAATCCCCGGATTGAAAGTGGGGAAAATTGAAAAGGCTGTCAGGGGCAAATTTGGAAAAAAGGGGTCATTTTGGCCTATTTTTAGCCTATTTTTGCTATAATATTGAGGTTTCCCCCTAAATCCCCGGCTTTTTTCAAAAAACTTTTAAATATATTAATTAAGATTATATATGTTTATTGTGGTGTATTGTACTATTTTATATAGGGTTGTAAATTATATATATATTATATTATTTTTTAATAATCTCGCGCGTACGGGAACCTATAATTAAAAAGTA